GCGGTTCTTCTGCTCTGCTTGCATGAAGATACCTTGAATGAAATGGTTCTTTTTACCAGTACTCTCATCCTCTTCAACAAGATACTGAATGTCTTCGTTCATTTCTGTGATAAGTTTCATTTCTTGGTGTTCTCCATTTCGTGTTTTTGTATGTGGTATTTTGCCTTGATCTTGTCTTTTTGTTCGTCGGTGAGTTTCATATACTTTTCTCTTTCCATTCCATATATCATGTCTGGACCATCGTCTTCCATTATGGAGTAAAGAGTTTCGAAAAGTTCTTGTTTAAATGTGTTGAAATATTTCATTTATCTTTTCCTCAATGAGAATGTGGTGGAACTCCGCCTCCACCTGCTCCAGACAATGCTGCCCTTCCAACGGAACCGGCAAGTTGTCTACCTTTACCTAGTAAACCTTTTGCTGCACCACCCAATTTACTCATTAAACCACCGCCTAATTTCTTAAGCATACCCCCACCTAATTTTCGCAGTAAACCACCACCAACTGCTTTGGCAGCCATTCCTGCTAATGGTGCAAGGAAAGGTATTTCGTCTAATTGTTGTGCTTCTTTAATCTGAAGAAATTTCTCTTCTATCTTTTTTTTTATATTTTCTTTTACTTCTTCATCATCGTCGTCTTTCTTCACTGCTTTCTTTACAGTCTTTCGACGATTCTTGAGATACTCATCAGATTCATCAGAGTCACCGTCATTGTCTACATCATCATCTTCTGCATCAACGGGATCAAGTCCTTCACCATCGTCATCTTTATCAGTTACTTTTGCATACTTTGCTTTTTTCTTTTCGTCTAAAGCAGCAGCAACCTTCTCATAGAGATTCTCTACGATTGCTTCTTTAGCACCAAAAAGATTTTCATCTAGTATGTTATTAATGATATTTTTAGTAGACATTGAAGATTCCTCTATTTATTATTTTTAGAAAAATTCATTATTTTATCAAAACTTTCTTTTGATTCCATTAGTGAATTTCTCATAATTCTTTGATTATTTATATTTAGGTTATCGTGTGCTTTGACTAGGTTTTTTGCTTCTGCCAAAGATATTTTAACCGAACAATTATCATTCAATGTTACCTTTATTGGTTCTTCTGAAATGATAATATTTTGTAGAGTTTTAATTATTACAGAATCATCTGTATTTTCTTTTATTTCAGCCTTCATGTCTTTTGCAATGAAGTAAAGCATTTCTTCCACATCACTATCTGCAATGTCCCCAACTGTTACTTCTTTACCTTTAACAGTAACAATTCTTTTGTTAGCACCAGCATTTATTGCTGCTTTCTGAAACTTTTTAGCGTCCATTGGACTCTTGAAGATATATGAACTTGCTCCACTTCTTCCATATGCTTCATCTACATTTTCTTCACTGTCATCGGGACTAAGTAAACCTTTAGAAATATCTTTGGCTGTATCTGAAAATCTATCTGCAATTTTTGTTTTAATTGCAACATCAAATGCATCTTTAAAGCCATTTGGATCCTCATCCATAAGAGATGAAAACATGTTTTTTGCATTATCGTCCATTAGTATTCTTCTCCTGTTCCCATCATATCATCTTCCGATGGTATTTCGCCTGTTTGTTTTTCATTATCTATTTGAGATTGCATTTCGTCTATTTCCTTTTGTGACTGACGCAATATATTCTTTTTGATCCATTCTGTGGAATAGTACCTACCTATATAGTCTTCCATCTGGCTTAACAGGTCTAATCTTTCTTTCATTATCTCTGTTTCTTTAAGTTCGCTAAAATAGGAATCCTGAGTCCAAGTAAAATCAATATCTTGGGATATATTCTTCCAATCGTCCTCAGTTAAAATACCTTTAAGTACTAACTGGGTCTTTAGAAGAGATACAAAAATGTTTGAGAATCTAGTTCTTAATTGCTCAATGAATTTGAAAAATTTAACTTCATCTCTTGTAATTTCAGCAGATCTTCCCATGTTGAAACCACTATCCGGCTCCATTCTACTAATGGGAACATTTAGGGATCGGTATACCTTTCGAAGAAGGTAATCTACATCTTCCATTTCGCCAAGATTTTGCCCACCATCAAGCGTAGAGATTTCAGTTCCTCTACCACCTTCTCTTCTTGGCAACCAATAATCTTCTAGCATATGCATATGGTTTCTATCGTCTCTCGTCTCACCAGTAGATGGATCGTATACCATCTTTGTTCGATAGCGATTCATGATGCTACGAAGATACTGTTCTGCCTTTTGCTTTGGAAGGTTTCCAACATCAACATAAAATATTCTTCGTTCTGGCGCTCTTGAAATCCTATAAATTACAACTGCATCTTCGATCTGACGAAGCATGTTCATTGGTCGAATTGCTTTTTGTAAATAACCAACAACTCTCTTCGATGCAGTATCAACCATACCTGAATGTACATAACAAATCGAATCAGGATGAATCTTTACACCCTGAGTTGTTGTTTGATATATCGAATCTTTATCGGTATTTTTATAGATGAAAAACTCTTCTACATTTTTTACCATAGGAACTGCATTATGTCCCATTGTTTGTTGTTGTTTATTTACTTTTCTTATCTTTTTAATCATTGTCGGATTAATTGGACGAAGTTCTTGTATTCCCTTCGAAGGATCTGACTCGTTGATTAAAATATGATAATAGAGTTTGCTGTCAACATACCACCTTCTAAAAATTTCATGTGCTTTATTTTTAAAATCTAATAATTTCAAAACATTATCAAACTCACCATATATTTTATTTTTAATGTTATCTGATAGATTTATTGTATTTAAATTTAGAGAAACACATTTTTTAGAATCATCCAGAACAACAGATTCGTTTATAATATCTGAGATTGCTTGATCACATTCTGGGTATAATGCAAGTCCTCGATATTTGTTTATTAATTCGTTTTCACCACGAATGGAACCAGCAAAATCAACATAGGTTCCAAGAATACCACCTGCTTCTACTGTGTGAGTTCCATCATAACTCTCAGGGGCAACAAATGACTTCAAAGACTCTGACTGTTTGTTATCAGAGTTCTTTTGTTTCTTTCCAATTTGAAAACCAAAAAAGTCTATTGGCATAATATATTTCCCTTTGTGTTATTACCTTCACATAGTATTTATAATGATTATGTACCTGCCATGGGCCCGGGATCAACTCCACCACTGTCATCTTTAGCGACTCCTTCGTCCGAGGCACCACCACCAGTCCAAAAATCATAAGCAAGGGTAACAGAATATTCACTCAAAGAATCTGCAACATCCATTGATAAATCAATAGGACTTATTGTAAGAGGCCAACAATTATGAAGTTTAACTGTTCTTATTGATGCATCTTTCGTATCAAGCATCTCAACAGTCCATTGGGCTTTATCATCTTGTTGACTTGGATCTTTAGTTAAGTTTTTAACATGGGCATTTATTTTATCCCCCCATGTAATGAATTTTTCACGAAGTCCTTTTCCATCATCCAATACTGTAAATGTCCAAGGTTCAAAAATTCTATCACCGGGGATTCTTAAACCCCTTCCTCGAAACGGAACTATAATTTCACCGATTGTGGCAGAAGGCATAGATGCTGCCTTTACCAGAAAAGACGTTTCCGAGATATCACCATCTCCCTTAATTGGGTCAGCATCCCCGCCTTGAGGTATATCATTGGAACCGGGAATAGTTCCAGTGATTTTGAATCTATTCGGTCTTGTTCCACCTTTAAACTTTGCCCTAAAATCAGCGATATTCGAAGACATATATTATCTCCAGTTTATTCACTATGCTCCCGCTGGTTCATCAGTTGTTAGGGGTTCTGTCCAATAATCGTATGCGAGAGTACATGGGAAGTCTGTAATAACGTCTGCGGTTTCGTATGACAATTCAATCGCACCGACTTCTACAGGCCAGCAATTGTGCAATTCAATCACTCTAACAGTTCCATTGTCTGAAATATTAAGCATCTCTACAGTCCACTTCGCAGTACTATCTGATACGTTTGGATCTTTGGTTAAGTTGGCAACATGGGAGTTAATTGAATTGCTCCATGCAACCATCATTTGACGAATATCTTCACCTTCGTGAGCATCGTCAAGAACAGTGAATGACCATTCAGCAAAAAGACGATCT